GATTGACTGCGTGTGTTTGAACTTGGTGTATGCTGTCGCATCGCTGCGTGTCATGCCGTTGAGGCAGAACAAGCGCAGTCCATCAGCCGATTGGCTGAACGCCCAGCTACCATCGTATGAATTGAAGAAGCTGATGCGGAACTTAACGTAGTCACCGACCTTAGGCTGGACAGTGAGGTCATTGAATAGGATTTCTCCACGCAACTTGCGTCCATCCTCAATCACACTGAACTTGGTGGTGTAATCTTGGCTGACGTTGGCTGCGCGTAGTGCATCCATCATGCTGTTTACCACATCATCATGCTTGACGATGCTATAGCGTGAGCCATGAACACCAAGCACAGCGTTGGTATCGGTGCGCATGACGCACTTCTGATTTGGAATCTCATTGCCAAAGCGATCAAAGATCGGTTGGATTTCTGTCGGGAAAGCGAAGGCTTCCATACTCATGTCAAGCATTTGTATTCTCCATTGCCAGTATTTTCGTTACGTCTGCAACCCACTCGCCATTGGGGACAAGGCAATAGTCGGTTGATGGAAACCGATAAGCAGACTGCCAATCAGTCCAGCCAATTCTATCATTCCAGAACTCATCATGGTTCTGCACATTGCGAATGATCCACTCAAACATTTGCATTCTCCTTGTTGGTTAGGCCCAGATCATTGCGCCATTTGTAGATAGCAGTGGTAGATACGCTGCACTTTTCCGCAGCCTTCTTGGTTCCATAAGCAATGGAAGCGAGGACTGCGTGAGTGCGTGTCTCGTCAGCCAGCCCGTAGGCTGGATCATACTTGAATTGAAACAAGATAGTTCTCCAATTGGTTTTGATTTGCTCTGCATTTCAGGCAGATTGATGAGGCGCGGCGTGACAGTTCCAACCCCTCGCGCCCCTTGCCGAGGTGGATGAAGCAGGGCCGAAGCCCCGCAGTTAGTAGCCGAGGCCGTGCGCTAGCCAGAAGGCGAGAGCAGGACCGATAAAGAGTGAGGCTGCACCAAGGATGTCATCAAGCATAGTTCTCTCCATGTTGTGAGTAAGGGGGCTTGCGCCCCCTTTCAGGATTATGCTGCGAACTTTGCGAGGCGGGCGTCGAGGCCAAGACCATCAGACGTATGAGTGCGCTTCGGCTTAGCGGACCAGATGTCACCAGTTATGGCGAGATAGACCTCCTTGTCGGCATCGTGGCGCTCGGTCAACATCTCCAGCTCTTGCTCCATCAGCTCGTAGCGAGAGAGCAACTTCTCCAGCTTCACATCGGCAACTTCGGAGCCACGTTCTGGAAGCAGGGACTTGATCTCAGAGGCGGTGTCGAGCATCTGATTAGGGCCAGTGCGCTTCCACATCAAGCTGTTGAAGCTGGTGAAGCAGGCGTCACGAGCCATGCCTGTTTTAGCGTAGTCATTAGCATTCTTATGATATTCGATGACAGCTAGTTTAAGACCAGCGAGGTGAGAGATAGTCATTTCTAGGACTCCTGTTGTTCGGAGAGGACCATCCCCTCCGTGACGACTCTCAGGACCTCCGACTGTCCGACCTCTTGGGAGGCTTGCAGTTAGCAAGCGCAATCTTGCCTTGCGCGAGGAATTGCCCCCCTTGGGGCAAGGGGAAGATTGTGCTTGCGAACTGACAGGAGAGAGGTCCAGAGATAAAGGAACGGAGGGGTGCAGTCCGCTACAACAGGGGTCCGACAGCAATGACACTCACCACGCTGGTCTGACGCTAGCAGTCCTTTTAGCATATAATGTAGTTACGCTATCGGTATGGATGGGGCTTCTGCACTAGGTTCGATAGCTTGTGGAGGTGCAAGCCAAGCAGATGCGCGTCACTGTGGAGATCAAGTTTTGTTACAGATGGCACTGTGCAGATTGACAGAGGGTTGACACTGAGCCTAGATGGGGGGGACAGACAGGGGGGGTGAGTGATAGATGAAAAGACTTCAGGATATGCGTAAGCTAACTGTAAGACAGAAGGCCCTCGTTGAAGCGTATGTTGCAAATGGTGGTAACCTAACGCAAGCCGCTAATGAAGCAGGATATGCTGAGGGCAATTCTGCAAGAGTCACAGCGTGGAAGACTATGAAGACTCCACATGTGCAGCAGTATCTAATGCAGGTGACAGCCGAGGCGTTTGCAACTCATGCGGCAATGGCTGTTCACAGGGTGGCAAGCTTAGCTAAAAGTGCCAAGTCTGAGTATGTTCAGCTAGAGGCTAGCAAGGATTTACTTGATAGAGCTGGGTTTAAACCTGTGGATAGATCACAGATACAAGTTGCAGGTGACATAAGGGTCCACATTGATCTAGGGTAATTTCCTCAGCGACTACTCGTAGTATGTAGGGTGGGGGGAAAACTTAGCGACTATGTTACTGTAATACTCTACCACTCTTATTTTTTTCCAAAAAGGTTCGGGGTATCGAATGCGAGTTAGTGCTAAGACAGGCGGTAGGTTTGGCGATAAGGTTCCTGAACGCCAACCGATTGGCGATAATTCTGTCGCGAAGGGGAAGATGGGTGAAGAGTCCAGCATGGCAGCGGAAGGAGGGCAAGAACCCAGCGGGGGGATTGAACTCCAAGGGTCGGGAGAGTTACAATCGGGAGACGGGGGGCAACCTTAAGGCTCCAGTGAAGTCGGGTGATAATCCTCGTCGCGCTTCTTTCTTGGCGAGGATGGGGAACATGGCTGGGCCAGAGAAGGATGAGAAGGGTCGCCCTACTCGCTTGCTTCTCAGCCTAAAGGCATGGGGCGCAAGTAGTAAGGATGATGCCAAGTCTAAGGCGCGGGCTATCAGCAACCGCCTTAAGGCAAAGAAGGAGTAGGGTTATGTGCTTTGGTGGTGGCTCTATGCCAAAGATCAAGACTGACTATAAGAAGCCAGACTATAAGCTGCCTTCTTTGAGCGTTGACCCTGTTCAGCGCGTTGATCCCCAGTATAAAGAGGTTATGGCTGGCGGTAAGGTTCGCAGTCTCTTGATGCCAACGGGGATGAGCAATGGCTGAGTCCAAGGTTAATGAAGCTGGGAACTACACCAAGCCTTCTATGAGGAAGACCTTGTTCCAGCGCATTAAGTCTGGCGACAAGGGCGGTAGTGCTGGTCAGTGGAGCGCTCGTAAGGCTCAGATGTTGGCAAAGCAGTATAAGGCCAAGGGCGGAGGATACACTTCGTGAAGAAACCTCAGAGGTCTTTGCTTGCATGGACTAATCAGGAGTGGACTACGAAGAGTGGCAAACCCTCTACGCAAGGTCCAGAAGCTACGGGAGAGCGGTATCTCCCGAAGAAGGCTATTCAGGCGTTAAGTTCTGAGGAGTATGCTAGGACGAGTGCGGCTAAGAAGGCGGCTACCAGTGCTGGCAAACAAGTAAGTAAGCAACCCAAGGCAATCGCAAACAAAGTAAGGAAATACCGAGATGTATAACAAAGGTGGCCCCAAGCCGACTGCACCCAAGTCGACGAAACAAATCATTCTACCCAAGATGCCCAAGCCAAAGCCCAAGGGCAAGTAATCTAGGAGCAACAAGATGCCACCAATGACGCCAGCGGAAAAACGGGCTGCAAGCCGTCAGGCTGTTTTGAAGCAAGATAGATTCAAGAGTGACGCAAAGAAAGATAAGCAAGTTACCGCGCTTATGAACGAACGAAAAAACGTTAACCAGAAATATGATGCAATCATAACCAAGGTTGGTAGGGCCAATCGTTCTCTTTTAGAGAATTATGAAAGCAAGAATAAAGGCGGCGGCGGCGCAAGGGGTGGTCTGATGGTTGCCTTGAATCGTTGGAAGGACTTGTTCTCTTAATGAGCTTCATAGGCACAATCAGTAAAAGTGATCTGGACGTTCTTCGCAAGATAGTGAGGAACGTTCATTTGGCTTATGTGCCAGATGATTTCAAGCCTGATAAAGAATGCGACAAGTTGATCGAAGGGCTTGGGCCAGAGGTTGTTGAGCGGATGATCCGCTTTGGTGTCGATAAAGGTCTTAGATGATTGACTTCAAATACAAGCCTGATGGTGAAGTCCTCAAGGCTTTTATGAAGGACGATACCTTTGTTCGTGGCATTCGCGGCCCTGTTGGTAGCGGCAAGTCAGTTGTGTGCTGCGTTGAGGTTTTCCGCAGGGCGCTGGCTCAACAGAAGGGTCCAGACGGCATTCGCAAAAGCCGCTGGGCTATCATCCGAAACACCAACCCACAGTTAAGAACAACCACGATTAAGACTTGGCTAGATTGGTTCCCTGAGAATGATTGGGGCAAGTTTATCTGGTCAGTTCCCTACACTCACCACATCAAGAAGGGCGACATTGACCTTGAGGTTCTCTTCTTGGCTCTTGATCGGCCCGAAGATGTTAAGAAACTTCTGTCGCTCGAACTTACTGGCATCTGGATTAACGAAGCGCGAGAGATTCCTAAGAGCATTGTCGATGCTTGCACGATGCGTGTTGGTCGTTATCCTTCTATGCGTGATGGCGGTCCTTCTTGGACTGGTGTTATTGCCGATACCAATGCGCCTGAAGAAGATCATTGGTGGCCCATCATGGCTGGAGAAGTCCCAATTCCAGATCACATTCCGAAGGAACAAGCCAAGATGCTGGTGAAGCCAGA